ATCTCGGTGTTGTATTTACCTGCACTCATAAGTTTGAGAAAATGTTATGTCTTATCTGTAACTAGTTAAGCTACTACGGATCGCAGCGTACTATAACAGTCTCTCAGACTGTGTGCCTGAGTTAGACTCTTGTGAGTATCTCTAAACGTCCTCTTAAATACACCAACTTGGTTTCAATTTTATCAGTACACAGGTCGTACAACATACGTTTAGCAAGTAAACCGCTTTGACTGCGGATTTCTGCCTCAATATCTGCGAGCTCTTCGACTGCAGAAGTGTAGTTGTTCTTGTTGTATACCTTAGCCATTAGCAGTTGCATTTACATTCACAGAAGCTACCTTCACATACATGCTCTAAAGCAGTAAGTTTAGCGGTAAGATCTGCGTATGCAGTGTATTTAAAGTCTAGTTTGGCGCCTTCCTTGACTGCCAAAAGTTTCTCTACAAGCTGTTTTGTTTCGCTTCCGTTACACTTGTCGCAACAAGCATCGTACATGAGTCCATCAATCTTTGCGTACAAACAATCATCGATGGTAGTAAAGAGTAAGAATTCTTCTGTAAGTCCAGGCTGTACATCTACAGTGTAGTTAACTGTATAAACGCCCGGAGGAAACTTACTCCAAGGAAGTGAGGTAAGAGGATTACCTGACTGAGTTATGACGCCAGAAGGCATCCCATTAATGTCCTCTACTGTGATATTGATCTTAGTCCCTGGAGATGTAGGATCAAAGTCAGTCAGTATTTCTAAAGGTACTGTATTACCTGTCATGGTTATTACCACTTGATCAGGCGTAGTGATAGTTAAACCAGGTGCCCCAGAAACAGGATCCGGCAACTGCGCACTGAAAATAATAGTATCGCTTGGGTAAATGTCGAAAGAGAACAGAAAAGCCATGAGTCAGGATAAAAGTTAAAGATAGGGGAGAGCCCGTAAACCCTCCCCACATCTTAAAATGATTATGCCAAAGTAGCAAGCTCGTCAGACAAAGGAGCTGTACCACCGTTAGAGATAGTAGCTTCAGTGCTGTCGATAGCGAAGATCAATTTAATGCTTTCGCCTTTTACTGCACGCATACCGTCTTTTGAAGCAGCTACAGGAACGAAGCTTGCAACAGCGATATCGTAAGTAGAACCGCTAACTACTGGAGAGTTAGGTCTCTTAACTGGGAAACCAACTTTGTTAGTTACACCAGCGTAAGGAAGACCTTCTTCCCATAGAGCTTCTACGTCAGCAGCAGTACCTGTAGAAGGAACGCCATTCTGAGTGTAAGCGATAACAGAACCGTCAGCAGCTGCCAAACGGAAAGAGCTGTTTACAGCAGCAGTAACTGTTACAACACCTGCAGCTTCAGTAGCTGAGAATGCTTCGAAGTCACCTTTCTCTGCAGTGATTGCAGCAGCGATAGCAGCAGCAGTACCAGTGAAAGTCTTCATAGGAAGATTCATTGTACCGATAGTAGTGTTGATTACTTTAACGTAGATCTCAACTCCTGCAGCAACACCAGTAGTGTCAACAGTAGCTACTTGCGCAGTACCTGCGCTGTAATCCATAATTGATAGGTTTACCAACTCACCTTTGTCAAGGTCAACTGATACCATACCATTTGCAGCGAAAGAAACTTCGTCTTGTCCTGCAACGGCAGAGATGCTTGCGCCTGCAGCGTAACGTGCAAGGTCTGAAGCAGCATTAAGTACAAAAACTTGTTTAGCCATTTTAAAAGTATTTTAGATAATTTGTAATTCGTTTACTCGGATTGCGACTCTTCGATACTGTTACCTTGGTAACGTGGAGATTCTATTACTTCTAAAATGTGCTTGACTGTCATATCCACGATTTCATGGTGGGTATGTTCTGCTAATTCGCAATCTTGACCCGAAGATACACTAATTTCTTCGGGCTTTCTAATGTAGTCGAGTTCTACACCTTTTAATATAAACTTTTCACTTTGGAAGACTGTAATGTCTTCCCCACTAATGCTAGCCAGAGGGGATGACGGCAATGTGGTAGCAAAAGGATTTCTCAGCATTTCATAGATCTTATCTTGATCTCCAACTCTTGCGGGCATCACTTTTACGACCGAACTGTCGCAATTTGAAGGAGTCAAGTGAACTCTGAGATTGATTAGGTATAGATAGTCAATGGGTAAATCATAGCGCTGATAAGGGACTGAGGGGGAACCCACATTCATATCAGTGAAATCAATCTCTAAGATGGCGCGAACGTCATCTAGTCGCTTTTGATTTAAAGAGAAGCCCAGCTTTTTTGGGTCTGCAGTATTGAATACACGATCCTTGACGAATCGCTCTTGCATCTTATTCAAGAAGAAGTCAATCTCTTCAGGCAAAAAATTATCGTAGACAAAGGACCCCACTTTCTGGAGTCCCTGGTCTACTGCATAGTGCATCTCTTGTACGGTCATTATTCAGCGTATTGTTGTAACCTAGCTTTTAAGGTAGTTATAGTAGAACTGTTTTTCTTATCCTTCAAGAAAAGTACTGCTTCTTCCATACTATCACCAAGCTTTTCATCTCCGAGGAGAATGCTGTTTCCAACACGACGTAGAACTTCAAGACTTAGACACTCTTCAATGAATGCACGCATCTCTAAGTTTTTGTCAGTAACGATGTTAAAGAATGTGTATGCATTCTCTTCCAACATCTGCTCCAAGAATAGCTCTTTACGTTTTTCGTCCATGTCTTTTGGATTCTCCAAATACATGCGAATAACCATATCCACTTTCTTGGTGTTGTCTACAAGCTTGATGAATTCTTTGTAGGCTTTCTTTCTGTATTCTAGTGCGTTGAAGTCTTCTTCAAGCTCTAGAGCTTCATCGTAAATGTAATACTTGTAACTACGGTTTGTAGTGATTTGCTGCTCATCACCTGCTACGTGCGGGTGACCAAATGCAAACTTGTACTTAACGTAGTCCATCACGTTTAGAGGCTCTCCACTTTCATCTGTGCCAGCTTCAAGCTGAACACCTTCAAGAGGTACCTCTATAGTCATATTCCGAAAATAGGCTTTAACTTCTTTGCCGAATCCAACATCGTTGGTATCTACACCTAATATGTAGGGCATTAATTTTTTTTGCTCAGGGAAGGTCAGACCAGTGTAAATGTCACCTGTTTTGGTGAACGTGCTGCCGATTCTGCGTTTGCTTTCAGCATATACGTGATCAGGAAGGTTTGTAGTATTCTCTCTACGCTTAATTGTAATTATTCTAGATGCCATCTCTTTAGGGGTTATTCTATTAAATAAGGGATTTTGGGGGGAGCGCCAGAAGCAATCTCCCCCTCAAACCCCTAGCTATTAGGAAATAGTACACTCGAGGTGCAGACAGTTAGTCGCACGACGGATACTAATACCTGATTCTTTCATAAAGTGAACAGAAGCTCCATCCACATCATTTGCGCGAAGTGCGTTACCAGCAAATCCTGGAGGCACAGAAGCACCTGCTACAGCCCAACGTACAAGCTCACGTCCCTTACGAGTTACCATAGTTACGTTTTGCTCGCCATCGTAAGAGCTCATATCCAAGAAGATCATGCGGTAAGACTCAAGTGGCAAACCAGTGATTGGGTGCTTGTCAGAGTTCAACGCACGTGCTCCGTGGTCGAACAAAGGCAAGTGACGTACCGTAATCACGTGTCCATCAATGTGCTTGTAGCTTGTGAAGAAACCTCCCAAAGTCAAGTTAGCACCAGAGCCAGTGATGAAGCTAGAAGGATCAGTGTTTTTGATGTATGCACCAGCAGCCACTTCTTCTTTCATTGCCTTATCAAACTCTTCCAAACCACCGATACCAGTGAAGAGAACGATGTTCATTTGTTGAGCGTCAGATGCACCGTAAAGAGCATCACGTACAACATTCTTCAACTTAGTTGCAGTCAACTCAGAGTAGTTATCCACGTTAGGAATCTGCTCAAGTACACCAGATCCTAGTGGAATTGGCTTACCGTTGTCATCTTTCAAGTGAATAACACCATCAGTGTCACGGTTGTACTTAGAATACCACAAAGCGTACTCTGCTTCTTCTTTCCAACGCAACATGTGCTGGTACTCTTCGAAGTCGTACCACAATTTGGTAGTGCGTCCACCTACAGTCAACTCAACGTTAACTACACGGTCTGGCATGTTACCTTCGTAGCGGTATGATTTACGAATCAAAGAGATCTGGTTGCGCATTTTAGAAGGCGCTACCCAGTTGCTCTCGTTACCACGTGATCCAGAGAACGCTGTAGGTGCGAACAACTGAACGAAGCTCTTACCTACGATGTCTGCAGAAGATACAGAATCTGAAGAATCAGAAGTAACTAACTGGAGAGTGTACTCCCAGCCACCTGTTGCTTCTTTTGGATCTTCCATTACACGCATTTGGATCCCCTGTGGAGACTCAATGATGTACTGCTTTACAAACCACTTCTCAGCGAAGGTTACTTTGAAGCGAGTGTGACCCGCACCAGTACCTACCAAGTTAGTAGCAATAACGCTCTTGTTCAAGCGTCCCATTACTGGGTAATCGTACTCAACATCGTTGATGTACTTAACATTGTTCAAACCCTCAGTCAAGAATGAAAGTGGGAAACGTTTGTCTTCACGTCCTGCCAAGTGAGTCAGTACCGGAGACAATTTATCAGGTTCAGTCAACAAAGCATTTGCCAACGAGTTCTCGTCGGTCATGCCTTCAGCGTTGAAGGTATCCTGATACAAGCGTAATTTTTTCAAATTATCAGCTGCCATGATATAAGATTAAATGGTTAAAAATTTAAAGTAAGTCGTTTAGCCCTGGGAGTTTAGTTGCTTTGGTATACCCTGGCTTGCTGCTTTTCATTCTGCTTGTTGTGCTGTTACCCTTTGCTAATTTGCTTCTTAAAGATTTCGCTTTTGAAGTAGTAGTGTTGTTAGACACCAACTTGTTCAAGTCCAATCCTTTATATACAATGTATTCAAGAGCCAAAAGTGTTTCTTGGTCTAGCTTAGCACGATCCACAGCACGCTGTGAGTTACCTTGCTTGTCAATTGGTGTTGCCATCCAATTGAAGAAACGTTTCTTTTCACGCTCAGGAATAGTAATTCCTTTTAAAGAACCTTGGTTTACAAGACCATTGATCTCAGTCCACATACGCTCGTTTTCTTCTTGAGCTTTCTGTGCTTCGATTTGCTGCTGTTGAATAAGCTGCTGCTTCTTAGTGGCTTGTTCTGCTTGTAAACGTGTCAATGCTTTCTTAGCATGACGTTCTAGAATTCCTGCATCTTCGTAGTCTTCTAATGTCTCTGAAACCTCAGTTTCATCAAACCCTTGCGCTCTGAGCAAGTCTCCAACTACTCTCTTCTGTGTCATCACATCACCTTCTTCGATACTTATTGCTGCGTAATCTTTTTCCGGTGCTGCAGTTTGGAAGTAATTTTTAGGATCACCTCCATTAGCTCTGAAGTTTAAATACTCTTGAACATCTGGGAAAGCGCCAAAGACACCTTGCATTTGTTCTTGAGCCATCTTCTCGGCTGTGGCTTTAGTAAATTCTAATAGACCATCAATGTCCTCAGAAAACTCTCCTTCTAATTCGTATCCAAGCTTAGTTTGAAGTTCTGCGATAATTGAATCTTCTTCATCATCTGAATCTCCAGATCTAGCGTCTGCATTTTGTGCATCATCTAAATCATTAGAATCATCTTCACCACTATCTTGGTCTTGATCATCTCCAGCATCCTGGTTTTGATCATCTACATCTGATGCGTTATCGTCATCAGTATTATCAAAATCATCTTCTGCATTGTCTAGTGCTGAATCTGCTGAATTGTCTACATCTACCGATGTATCAAATGAATCGTCACCATTGAATAAATCGGTGACATTCACTTTGCTTAAGTCTAACTTACTATCGCTCATTGCTGTAAATTTAAGAATTTATAAGGGGTTAGTATTTACTCTTAAAATGCCTTTTAATATAAACTTTTTATATGCTAGGCGTTCTTATTCGCTTTCTTTTCTTCGAGATCTAGCTTACGATTTTGAATACGTTCGTTAGATTCTATGCGTTGACGTTCCATTTCTACACGTTGAATATCCATGTAGTCTGGAATACCATTGTTGTTTCGATCTTGATCTTCCTGCTTAGCAGATATCTTCATAGCTTCCACAGCAAGTCTGTTGTCGCGATCTGCTTGGTTCTGAGCTGCCTCAAACATACGAGCATCTTCAGCTTGTTGCATATTCGCTTCAATCTGTTGTTGCTGCATCTGCTGTTGCATTTGCTGCTCTTGTTGTTTCATCGCTTGCTCCTTAGCTTCGACATCTTTGACAAGGCGCTTAATGTTAGAGAAATTATCTGTGTCGAGGATCTCAGCGACTGTTGATGGGTTGGAACCGTTTTGGGCAAAAGAAAGAGCAAGAGACTTAAATGTTTCGAGCTTGGTATTCTCCTTGCTAGAGTTTTTCGCAAATACTGCGTACTCTGCTTCTGCGTATTCTTCACCTTCTATGTCGAGAAGTTCATTGCGGTAGTCCGAAGTAATGTAAGCACTCTTCTTTCCACCACGCCAAGCGTGTTTAGATGTATCAAGTAAACCCTGCATTTCCTTCTCTTCGTACTTATCAAACTTACGGAAGAGCTCCTCAGTCATTACTGAAGATTGGAATACAGCGCGTTCGGTAGCGCCCGAACCGTCAGAAGCCATTACCTGTCCTTTACGTTGACGAGTAATACCTACGAGGTCTTCCCATTCCTGCTTAATAGATTGCAAGAGTTGGAACTGTGCGCTAATATATTGCGAAAGCGACATATCAAGAACCTGGTACTGATTAAATGTAACGCGCTCTTGATTTTTGCCCTCTGCAGTAGAATCAATAAATGCAAATCCCATTGCATCTGCGTAGTACATGAACTTTTCTTCATCCCACCCATGGCGTTTTGGTATTGTGTTCATTTCAATAAGTGCGATCTTATCCTTGTTCTTCGCCATAGTAAGCTCTAGGCGGTAGTGGAACACGTTGTATAAGATCTGGTAAGGCAATCCCATCGATACGATAGAGATGTTGTCTGCATGACGCTCTGAGTAGAGTCTACCGTTGT